ATGCAGCCGAGGAGCTTGACTCCGCAGCAGTGGCAACGTATGTGGCTGGCAGAGGACAAGAACGAGTATAAACGCAATCTGGCTGCAACACTCTTTGCAGACGTTCTGCAACAGGGACAGACGCAGGAAGAACATGCGGGAGAAAAACAAGAAAAGGATGCCGAAAGACAGCAGACGGCCGAGACCGCAAAAGACAATGCCGAGAAGACGGTACCAAATGAAACGTCTGCACAGCGGGAATCCTGGAACAGGATAAAGGCGAAACATCCTGATGCCCTGCAATTGGTACGGAAGGGAGACTTTTACCGTATGTACAACGAAGATGCAGAAAAGGGTGTCAGCATACTGGGAATTACCCCACAAAAGCTTTCGGGAGTAGGTGAACGAGGCTTTGCACAATCGGCAGAGTTCCCTTATCACAAACTTGACGACTACCTGCCCAAACTGATCAGGGCCGGAGAACGTGTAATCATCTGTGACGCACCGGAACTGGAGAAAGCAAGAAGTAGCAGACCAAGAGCCCAGTCTGCCCAGCTGACAGACAAACTGCCTGAGCAGTTTCTGACAGCCTGCATGGAATTTAAGGTCCAGCAACCTGAAGCCATAGCCCTATTCAGACATGAAGGCAAATATTATGCTTATATGAACGATGCGGAAACTATGGCAAGAGAATTAGGCCTCCCTCAAAGCAAGGGGGAACGTCCGGAGTACAATTCGCAAAAACTCATTCCGATGTTCGATGCTGGCATCAAGGAAATATAATCCGCAAATCCAAATTTCCGCCGAATCCGGAACGAAGCGTTCAATTTTCAGGCAAAAGAACAAAACGAAGCGTTCAAAAAAAAGGCTGCACACAACACTTATAAAGCCGGAGCAAAAGGTTAATGAAGACCTCTGTTTCGGCTTTATAGTTTCATAAAAATGACTTTATAACGACATTAAAATAATGCTTTAATAATTTGTCTAACTGATTGAAAAAACGTATCTTTGTTAGTAGTTATGCTGCCATTTCATCAATGGGAATGCCTTGCTTTTTAAACAACATTATATCAGTGTATCCTGCAGAATAATTCATGTGGGCATTGAATTCTCTTTTTGTGCAGCCTTCAAATGGATTTCCGATGGTTTTATTTGCCCCGATCCACTCACACAATTCAATTATAGATGATTTGTTTGATGTAAAATAAACGAATGAATGACCTTCGAGGACTTTTAAAACATCTAAGTAATCGGACATACGCCAATACATGTTGTACGTTCCGACATCAGTGGATAGATAAGGAGGATCAATTAAAAACACCACTCCAGGTACATCCTTATATTGATTATAGACCTCTTTGTAGTCGCATGAAACGATTTCCAGCCCTTCCAAATAGTCCAATGATTCAGGGTATCCATTCTTACGGATATTGTTATAAAGAACTTCCTTGCTCATTTCCTCCACAGACAACTTATATTTCATAGAAAACATAAGGGATGACGATAGAGTAATGAAATCCACGTACCCCACACTCGCTTCCTCTTCTTCAATACGCTTTAAAACGCATTCCCTCAGCTTTCCTTTGATTGCCTTATGTTTGGGTACCGAATCCCCTACCAGCGTTCTAATGTCGGCTAAAAGCTTATTTGTATGCGGAATATGAGCCAGCCTAAATCGGTAGTTATCAAAATCGTTATAGACAACAGTGGAAGTTGGTTTCATTCTTTTGGTAATATGGGAAAGTAACCCCGAGCCACCAAACAGATCCACAAAAACGGTATCATCAGGAAACTGCTCCAATACCTTTATAAATTCTTTGGCAAACATTCTTTTTTGGCCCACAAATGGCAGCGGTGCCGACAGATTCATTTTCGTCATACGTTCAATTCAAATTTAATATTTTCAACTCCGGATAACAGTTCCAGAGTCCGGTCAATGTTATTTTCATATATATGCACATTCCCAAGGTTAAGAGTTATGGATTTCAAAGGAAGTTCCACCTGTCTTGCCATCAGATAAAGATGATAAATATCAGCCGGAAGCCCAAGGTTGGCATCAGAACTGCGCTGGTATGCGGATAATACCAGTTCCCCCTCATCAATCTGGAACTGCACAAGGCTCAGGCAGGGTGCCTGGTTGCTTTCCACCCCGGTCTCTCCAAGAAACAGAACATAGTTCTTGCTGTTGCGCTTTTCCCGGTTAATCTTGGCTATAAGGGGTGGAAGCTTTTCAAAGTAAGTGGGGTAGCTATTCACAAGGGTATGGCCACAATAGTCCCACCAGGTAATACCTGCCTCCTTATATCTTTCCACATCCCGAATACCCTGCATAAACAGTTTCAATTCTTCTTTCAGTTTCTTTCTGGCTATCCCATGGCTTTCAAATATATCAAGTAAATCAGCTGGGGTCAGCATGAGCCTTTCGTTCAATAGGTATTTGATACAGCCTTTCTTGTTGGTTTGGGTCTTGCCCGTTTGGAGTATCTTGTCTAATGTCTGGTAATACTTATTCATAAGCTATTGATTTTTGTCTGTGCAAAGTTAGCCCCATCAGATAACACAAGGTATCTCCGGCATATTAATCACACTGCACCGAGCGTGCAGTGCTTTCCAAACCGTTTGATAATATCATACACCTTGCGTTCGCTTACTGAATATTTATTTGCCAAAAAAGCCACCGCATAAGTGGTCTTCTCACCCCGATTTTTCATGACCTCATACTCTGTATATAAGTCTATGAATCGAAGGTCATCCTGCTTGCCGCCCAAACTTATAAGCAATTCAAGCGGTTTTCTGTTAAATTTAAGTGCTTCAAACAATGTCATATCCAATCATTTTTGTACTTTTGCAATGCCAATCATTTTAAGAACCAAAGACACCCAAGTGGCGTGGCAGAGGGCTTTGCCCCCGGTCGCGCGCCGCTTGGGTGTGTCGTTATTAAAGTGATTGGCGTTACTTTTTAACAGGCCGGGGGCTTTTTTTATCCCTCCCCCGAAGGGATTGTCAATCATTCAATCCGGTACAAATCCAAATTGAACTTATCCTTCTTTTCCCAGCCTTCAGCCAGAACCTTCTGGATATACCTTACTGCTTCCGTATAGAAGTCTTTCAGTTCATCTAACTGGGTAAAAGTATAGTATTCGGGCTGTTCATCCGAACCAAACTTAAACGTCACTGGCAGGGTTTCTCCGCCCGTCTGAACGGCCAAATCGTATGCTGCCTTATAATTGTACTGATTCGCCACAGAAAGCCATACAGGAGCACCCTTATAGGTGAAGCCGGACAGGATAGCTGCATCAGTCTGGCTATTATACCAGGACATAACCAATGTGCGAATTTCCTCGCCGGTAGGTTTATGGTTAAACTCCTCTTCCATGTAGGAGGCAGAGCCGTTCTCTTTCTCTTGTACATCCCAGCGGATGCGCCATTTGTCTTTTACCGGGTTCGTGCATTCCATCAGCGATACACCGGCACTTCCTTCAACTCTTCTCATGTAAACACGTATTTGGTTCTACCTTTTCCGAATGTTTCTGTCTTGATGGTCGTTTCAAACGGAAAGCCATCCGGCATTTCTTTCACTTGTGCGAGAATATTCTTCATTTCCTCACTGTTGGTGAAGAACTTCTTTGCCTCGCCGTTCACTTCGATGGCCACAATACAGCGGTCTTCTCCCTGTTCGGTCTTGATACCTGTTTCGAAATCCTTCACTACAATCGGTAAGTTTACCAGTTCCCGGATGCTTACCACCACTCCGGGAAATCGCTTCTTGCCGTCCTCCGGCTTGTAAGCGACATTCAAGTCTTTAAAACTTCTCATTTCTTTGCCTGTTAATTTTTTAAACAACTTATTGCAGTCGGCGTGTTTCGTCATGCCGTAGAAACTGGCAATCAGTTCCCGCCGTCTTTTTCTCGATTTTACCTCGTGCATCTTCCGGGCAAACTTCTGCTTGATACGTTTCCGCAATCTCACATAATCAGGCCGGATAACATAGCCAAGGAAATCAATGCCTTCTTCTACAGGAAACACCCGTTCATTCGGCTTAATTTCCAAGTCTATTTTCTCCATTTGCCCGTGAATAACATCACGAATCTTCCACAATTCCGCTTTCGTTTTACCGAGTACCAGTCCGTCATCGCAATAGCGATAGTAATAACGAACCCCGTACTTATCCTTCAGATAGTGGTCTAAAAATACAGACAGAAGCAGGTTGCCTGCTCCCTGTGAGCTGCGCAGTCCGAAGCTGATACCCTCCGGAAGCATTGTCACGAACCGCTCCAGCAGCACCAACAGCCTTTCGTCCTTGAATATCCTGCGGAAGCACCACATCACAAAATCCTGCCGCACATTATCGTAGAATCTGCGGATGTCAAACTTGTAGGCATACAGCGTGCCTTCCGGGTCTTTTTGCAGATCGGTACGTATGCAGTGCATCAGATCATGAGTGCCACGGCGTTTAATGCTGGCTCCGGTAGTCCGGATATAGCGTTTCTGCAGATGACGGTCCACCACGTTCATTACGGCATATACCGCAATGCGGTCATACATGGATAAAATCTGCAGGGTGCGTTTTTTCCCATACTCCTCGATTTCTCTTTCATGGTATCCGCCAAGCTTAAAAGAACCGCTTGCAATGGCCTCCGTCAATTTGGCGATAACTTGCTCCCTATGGGCAAGCAGATACCGTCCTTGCGTTGACCTTTTACGATCCGTTCCGCTCAGTACGGCATCGAAAGCCTCCGACATATTGGAGTATTCGATGATTTCCTCTATGATATATCCTTCCCTGCGCATACGGTTCTGCTGTTGGTTTATAATACGGAAGATAAGGGCCTTCCTTTCCCCGGGTCTGACTTCTTCGAACTGATAACAGCCTACCAAACTCCACCCGACGCGTGATTTTTCAGTTTTCCACCTTTTCTGGTGCTGTTGCTGTGGCTTGCTCCCCTCGGCACCGCATTGGGGACACGTCCCCGGTGCTGTACGCCGATTAATTAGATTTCCAGACGCGAGCCGATATTCGCATTCGTATTCGAAGCATCGTTATTCGCATTCGCATTCGACACACCGCCATTCGC